AAAATTACGCTTAAAACGGCAAATATCAACGAATTTCAATCTTTTATAATTAAATAATAATATTATGACTAAACAAGATAAAATCAACGAATTTCACCAGTTAAGAGCAGACGACAACGACGTTGCTAAACAATATGGAATGTATAACAAGACCATAGTTATAAATAACAGTAGAAATTTAATACTAAAGTTAAGAAATGAAGTTATAACTATTACAAGGGACGGGATAGTAGAATATAAAGCTATTTACATAGACGAACAGGTTGCTTTATCTAATTTTAAAATAATGTCTATATTAAAAACAGTCTTTAACAGGCTATAAAATGATTATAGCTTGCTATGAGATTATTAACTAACAATAATATTATATGAATTATTATGAATTAGAGGACTTGACAAAAAAAAGATTATAAACTAATAGCGGAAATATTGAAAGATAAAAAACCGCAAAAAAACTGGCTAAATAAGACGGTCCAATGGAAACTAATAGTTAAAGCAATGGCGGAGGAATTACACCGGAGCAGCGGTTATACCTTAAACGGAAATAAGAAACTAAACAAACATATGAAAAAGTTTAAAATAAAACACGGATTAATAAAATAAAATTATGACCATTAAAACAGTACAAGAAGTGATACTATAAAAAAATAAAATTATGAAATTATTTAAAAGAAGTATAAGTGATAGATTGTTCTAGTACTTTAGTGCTAGAGGTAATAAATTAAAATATTTGTTCAAGCCAGGAATAGATTTTTTTGCTCCTGATTGGATAAAAACTATAAAAAGAATATGGCATTAAGTAATTGGGCAACCATAGCTTTTAATAAAGATGGAGAATTATCAGAAGGCATAGTAGAGATAAAAAATAAAAAACAGTCTAAGATTGTTGAGATTAGAAAAAACTGGATAGGAGTGAAAGATAGTAGCGTTAGTGAGTATAATGTCGCTACAATAGAGAGTGGAAAAGTTCATGTTATTGACTTTGAAATATATGCTAAAAGAAGTTATCAAAATTCTGTATTTTGTTTAACGTCTTATTATCCTAAAGGTTATGCTGAAGGTTCAAAGAAAAAATATTTTGCAGGTATAGGGGCTTATGCTTTTTCTGGCGATAAAGAAGTAGGTGTTGAAAAAAGAACATATAAGCAATTTATAAAATGGATAGAAGAATTAGCAAAAGATAATTGGTTTCATGACGAAGAGGAGTTCAAAGAATGGTTTAAAAAAATAAAAAAATACAGGTATAAGTCTGGATATAATCAAGGAACATTATATTTAGCTAAAGCTGGTTTTAAATTATAAAGATATGGCTAAAGAAGCTGAATTATAATAGTAATATCTAACAGGCTATAAAATGATTATAGCTTGCTATGAGATTATTAAGTAATAACTAGGTTATTTTATATAACTATCCCCTAGTTTGATATTACCGGATATGTAGCTATTAATGACGCTAGGGGCGAGCAATAAATTAATCTTTAAATTATAGTTATGAAGTATGCTAAGGGGTGGAAATATTACAAGATCAAGAACATTAAAAAATTATCTTTATATCTTACAGGCGGGATTATTAATAACGCTTTGAGGTATGAGGCAAACAAAAAATAATATGAATGAGCCAAGATTTTTATTTATTAGTGGTTACTGGAAAGATAACAAGGTAGAATTTGAGGATTACCAAGTTAAAACAAGCGACGGACGAGATGAAAATGACGATAATGTATTTTTTTATGGTATGAACGAAGATGTTATTAAGGACGCAATAAAACAAAAAGAAAATACGATCCACGAATTTGTGATAACTTCTTATCATAAATAAATTTAGAGGTTAGACGGTGGCGGTGGTATTGCCTAGACAATAAACGCAATACCCCGCTATGCTTACTCTTTAACAAAATTTAGCGGTATATGCTTTTAAAGTAATGGACTACTTCTTAGCGTGTTAGTTGTCAAGTAGATAATTTAAAACGCTTAGAGAGGCAAACAGAGGCTATGAATAAGACACGAAAATTATTACTTGTCAAAAAAATAGAGTTTATAAACGAATTTAAAAATATTATGAAGTGGAATAATAAACTAAAATTTCAAGCCGATATGATATTAGGCGAAGAAGTTAGCGAAGAACGATACAACGAAATGCTAGAAGTTTTGCCTCCTCAAGCTATGGTGGCTAATGCTTTTCTAGTGGGAGAGCCGACCGACCACGAGGGCGGGCGGGCTAGATATGAGTTATATTTTATTAGGGACGGGAAACATTATTCAGGCGGGTTAGTTAGCGAGCCGGATTTTAAACTATGGTTGATCCCCGCTAGTGTTTAATTATTGACAATGCTTAACAATATATTTGTTAAGCGGGGCTAATAATTAATATATGCCTTATGACTAAAAAAGAATTAAAAAGAGTCTTTGTAAAAGAATTTATAAAGTGGAAAAATATGTATAACGGTAACTTATCACTAAGCCAAATTACAAGAGATTTTGATATTACCTATAAAAAACTTACACTTCTAATAAACGAACTAATAAAAGAAAAATTTATTCAAATTAGAAACTGCGACGCATTTTGTTACGAATTAACCAAGTCTGAAAGAAACAAATATTTATAACTACCTTACTATAAGATTATTAACTAACAATAATATTATATGGATTTAAACGAGAAACTTATAAAACATTATGATTGCTTTAACACAGAGAGGTTTTGGCTAGACGAACACAATGAGGACGAGGGGTTTTTATCGATCGTTAGTAGTATAACTGATACTTGTCCAGTCAATCTATGCAAAGGTATTGCTAGATTTTGTAAAAAGAATATAGAACACGAAAAATATAAATTTATTTATGTTGGGTGCTATGTTTTTGAAACTAATAAACTTTAATTAATTTACTAACAACAATAATCTATGAGTGATAAAAAAGCTATGTTTATGTTTTTTGCATTAATAATTAGTATGATCGTTGTTATAACACTTTTGAACGGGGTAGTTAAGAAAGTTAAAAACGATAACCTTAATAAATTGGTAGACGAGAACGGGGAGGCTATTAATTTATTCTAGTGTTAGCGATTTAATTATATATTATTGACATAGCTATTGACAAAACTATTAAAATACTATATAATGGATAATAGAGATAATAATTAATAATAAAACTATGAAAAACATTAAAGACTGGTTAGATGTGGAGTTTAAGTCATCATCTATGCCGACAGAACAATTTAGTCTTTTTTCAAGAGAGATTAAAAAGGTATTGAAAAAAACATTAAGCGACTACGAGTTAGCAAGTTGGAACAGAGGACATTTTGAATTCTCTTGTTTCTTCAAAAAAGACGGGAAGTATATTTATATCTCATCTAGTGATGTTCGCCACTTTAAAAACGAATGGTATAACAAGCTATTGATTAGAACAGCAGAGGACGACAAAGATTATACAGGAGGAAGCAATAATTTTTCTACACTAGAAAATATTAAAGAAATGACCGACTCTTTATTGAGTAGATAAATTGAGGCTTGACCGGAACACTATAAAAAGAGGGTAAATGTACTTTTGGAGATATGAAATATAGCCGGCACAGAGATATGAAATATACTAATGATTACCCTTGCGGTAGTTAATGCCCCTCGTGTGGTACTTTCTTCGTGGATTAATGGCTACTGGACACCCCTCTATGAAGTTTAAATGCTAAAGTTGATACAATATACCTTTTAGCAATAAAAACTTCTTAGAGGGGCTTAGAGTGATAATTAATTAATAATAAAATTATGATTACTAAAACAGATATACATAAGGGAAATGTTGGGAATAAAAAAGGTTGGGCTTTTTCTATTTATTTTGATGATCGTCCTTACCCTAATTTAATTTCCGCATTATATAAAACTAAAAAGGAAATTAAAAAACAGCTAGTTAGGTATTTATCTACCGGCGAATATGATTTTTATGGGAGTGCTGAATAACATTATTAACTAACTATAAAATTATGGCAAACAATAAAACAGGAGCAGAACGCTACAACGACAGAATGGATAAAATATGGGAGAACGCAAAGGAGAACGAAAAAAAGTATAGACCAAAAATAATAGAAAGCAAAGTGAGGGTAATAATAAAATACGGGAGGATTAAGATTAAAACTAATATCGGAGTTTTAGAATATAGTTTTAAGGTGGGTGGCGACGAAGATCCAAGTTATCAAATGGAAAGCGTACTAACTAACTACCACGAATTAACAAGTGGACAGTTAGACGAAATTGATGATTTAATTATGGAGGAGCTTACTAAATAATTATTAAATTTATGGCAAAGAAAAAATTGAGTGTAATTGTAAATGTGAATTTAGAAATACCGACAGACGCCAAAAACTATGAAGAGGCGAAAGAATATGTAATGAACTACGAACTGCCGAAAGAATATGTTGAGGATAGTTTTGAATTTATAAAAGTGATTGACGAGGACGATAATGAGATTGAGGCGTGATGTGGCGGTTTTCCGCTACATTAATTCTTAATAATTAACTTATAAAATTATGACGAAGAAAAAACAAACAAAAAAATGTTTATATTGTAATAACTTAACCGACGACGATCCGCATTTTGAAAGCGACTGTTGCGGGCGTGGTATGTGCGACGAGTGTTATGATAATCTGCAAGGAACGGAAGAGCAAATACAGCTAGACTATTTTGATGATGAAGATGATATAATAAAACCTGAATTTGAAAATGCTAGTTATTTATGTTTTGAATGTCAACATATTTGGGCTAAAAAATAATAACTTAATAAAGTATATAAAAAAACAATATGAAAAAAAATAAATGGACATGCACAGATCCTGACACTAAACAATACGGAAGAAAAATATCAAGCAAAGTGTATGAATTTAAGCAATTTTATGGCGGAAAATGGACAATTAAAACAATTGACTTAAAAGATTACACAGAAAAAGAAAAAGAAAGCGTTATTTTAGCTTACCATAGTTCGATGGAAGAACTAATCGAAATATACGGAAAAAATGACAAAGAAGATAGCGATTGGATAATTGCAGAATGTATTTTTGAGCAAGAACTTTTCAATGATAGTTACATTATTTCAATAAGATAATAAATTTACAAACAATAAAAATGTACTGCCCGCAATGCAAAACCGACAACGCAATAATAGAACAAGCACCGGACTCTTACAAAAAACAAGTGAGGTGTATTTATTGCGGACTACGAGTAGATTTGAGAAATTACAACAAAAAACAAGGCGACACAACGCCCTTAGCGGTTTAACACTTACTTAGCTATCACTTTTTAATTAAATAATAAATAAAATTATGGAAAAATTTAAAGTTGGAGTATGGGAAGAACAAAGTGGATATATTTATGTTGAGGCTAAAGATTTTAATAGCAAACAAATAAAAGACTTATTAATTAAGCTAGGCAAACTAATTTAAACTCCACTATCGGTATGTGGCGAGTAAAAACCAAATCAATAATAATTAACTAAAATAAATTTATGGAAGAAAAATTAGAAGTAAAGTATTTAAACGCCCGAGAGGCGTCGGCTTACCTTAACGTTGGTAAGAGATTATTGATCCGGTGGGAGAATGAGGGGAAGTTAAAGCCGATACGCATTAATGCTCGAGGTGATAAGCGATACACTAGAGAAATGTTAGAGGGAGTGTTTAATGAGATGATTAATAACTAAAAATAAACCCATGAGATATAAAGCAATACTTAATGACAAGCAACTAAAATACTTAATGAAGAACTGCGAACAGTCTAACACTGAACTAGCTAAACGGCTTGGCACTACCCCGCCGATAATAGCAACTTATAAATACAGGGCGAGGCAGGCCGGAATAGATATCCCAAAATACAAAAACACTGCACGAAACAGTGTTGTAAAAAAAATGAAGAAATTTAGTTTAGGGAGTGAGTAAACAATTTAATGGCGGGAACAAAAACAGAGAATTACCTCTGTTTTTGTTTCTCTAAATTTAACCTAATAGCTAAGTGGTATCATTCTAGCAAGTAGCCCTTCTGACCAAGCCGGTTTGTATCACTTCCTTTTTTTAAAAAATCGCCTTAAATCATTTTCAAAGAGTTTTATATGATAACTACCTCAAAGGGATTATTACTTTTTTACTTCCCTGTATGAGTAGTGTATAAGTTAAATATAGCATGAGTTCGAGCGGTTGTCAATCTAATCTTGTAAAGCCATCAACTTCTTTTTAATCTCACTCAAAATCTTAGGGTTGCTACCTAAAAATTCTTTAGACGCCTCACGACTAGTCCCGAGTTTATCTTTCCCATAGCTATAAGTGAACCCTTCTTTCTTTATAATTCCAGCCTTTGTTCCGCTATCCAAGAAATCTCCATTAACATCTATCCCTTTCGAAAACATCAAATCTATCTCGCACGATCGGAACGGAAAGCCTACCTTATTCTTAACCGCCTCAATTTTTAAACGATTACCGACAACCACGTCTTTACTTTTATGAGTTTTAATCTTGTCAATCTTTAATCGGATAGAAGAATAAAACTTGATTGCATTTCCACCAGTAGAATCTTTAGACGGTCCGGCAAAAGAAAAACTCAATTTATCTCTTAACTGACTAATAAAGATTATTATTGTTTTTGATTTAGATAATTCTCCTGTTATTTTTCTTAGCCCTTTAGATAGAAGTCTAGCCTGCATAGCTACCTGAACATCTTCAATATTCCCTAACAATTCTTTCTCCGGTACCAAGGCGGCGGTACTATCAACCACAATCATATTTACTTCTCCACTCTTAATAAGGTTCTCGGCTACGTCTAACGCCTCTTCCCCGCATGTCGGTTGAGATAAAATTAATTTATTAACATCTACTCCAATCTGTTTAGCGTAATCAGAGGAGAAACAAAATTCAGCATCAATGAACGCCGCGGTTCCACCTCGTTTCTGTACTTGAGCGATAAAATATAAAGCCATTGTGCTTTTACCTCCTGACGGATTTCCGAATAGTTCGATTACTCTTCCTTTAGGTAACCCACCACACCCCATGATATTATCTAGGGAGTAGCAGTTAGTAGGTTCGGCCTCTACGTTTCCACGTTCGTCTTTCTCATTTATGATTGAGACGGATCCGGCACCGTATTTCTTATTCATTTTTTTTAGGATATCTCCTAATTGTTTTTCTTCTGCCATAAAATTACTTTAACAAATTATTTATTATTTTTTATATAGTTGTCAAATCTTTTTCTAAGTTCTTTAAAAATATTTACATGTTTTTAATTTATTCTAATTTACATTTTACTACTTCCCAAAGTTGACTACATAATTCTTTTATACTTTCAGGTTCGCTATTCCATAATGCCATATTGTCAGAACAAAAGTTAAAAAAATCTTCTCCTAAAAATTCTATCATATCTCCTATAGTTATTGTAGAATTTTCATCATTCCATAAATACGGTATTTTAGACTTGTCTTTTATTACTAACTCGTCTAGTTCTTTTTTTGTTATAAATTTTTTCATATATTTAATTACTACAAATCAATTAAATTATTCTTCATAATCGCGACACCACATTTTACCACAATCTAAACATCCACATATTTTTATTCCACTATGATTACCCTTAGATTCCCCATCTCTAAACCAAAAACAGTTTACTGTCTCAGGATAGAATTCAAAAGTTCTGCGATGATTACAATGTTTATTTTTTGAAATTGAAAGCATATTTTTATAATTAATTAAAAGTATTTATTTTCTACTTGTTCATAATTCATATCATTTCTCCCTCCATCATCATCATCTGCCATGTATACATCTTTATTATCTATTAGCTTTACTTTTAATTTTTTATCAAAATCAATTAATAATAAAGGGTTTGCAGATAATCTGGATTGTTCTATCATCAAATTCACTATTCTATTTACTTCTTTCTGATGAAAATCTAATTGTTGATTTAATTTTAATAATTGTTCATTCATATTATTATTTACGCTTATTAATTGCTCTTATTTCTTTAACTGAAATTATTGGCTTGCCACATTTTCTACAATTTACATCTGAAGCAAAAACGCATGAGCATGTACAATATCCTACTTTAACATAACTTGATAATTTTTTATATGATTTTACCATTTTTTTTGTTTATTTGTTATTTCTTTATATTATTGCAATGCTTTATTTTTTTCTACTCGTTCTTTTTTCGTTAAAAAGTCTTTTACTTCATCACAATAAGAACATCTTTTTTTACCTTCAAAATACTCTTTAGGATAACCGTGAATTTCTTTCCAGTCATGCTCTTTACCATTTAAACAAGGAGCTGAATGTCCCTCGTGATAAAAAGAAATAGAGGTACTAACCATAAAATATTTATCGCAATGTTCGCATTGCATTTTTTCTGATTCATCTTCTGTATAAAAAGCACCATCATCATGATTAATTTCACATTCTTCTCCACAATCTGGGCAAGTTACTGTATCCATATAATTTTTTATTATTTAATTATTTATAAATACAAGTAAACTCATCACAATTAGTTAACTCATAACTATAGGCATAAATTCCAGCTATCACAAAAAGGAAAATTATACTTATTGCTATTATCCATTCTCTTTTTTTCATAAGTTTATATTTAGTTATTTATAAAATCCTCTAGCTCGTCTAAAAATTGTAACTCTACTTGCTGTCTTTCATTAAATTCCTGTTCTTCATCTTCATAATCCTCTCCATAGCCTTGGTCGTCTGGGTCAATTATATTTTTTCTTTTTTCCTTAATCCACGCTTTTATTTGATTTATTTTCATATTTAGTTATTCTTAAGATTTATTATCGTAACCCCAAATAAGCATTAAACAAAGTACAAACCACCCAATACCATGGTCTCCCTCTGTTTCAAGGAGTAAAATTCCGCAGACAAACGCGACAGCTACAATCATTGACGCTTTAAAACTATTTATTTTGTCCATACAAATTAATTAAATTATTAATAACGCTATTTTCTTTCTTACCGCCAACAACTTCTCCGTCAATCAATTCTCCGATAATTTCTTTTTTACCCTTTAAAAGTTCTTCTATCTTCTGGTCGATAGTGTCCATGGCAATGATTTGATAAATATTAATATTTTTAGCCTCTTGACCTATTCTGTCGATTCTTGCCGTGCATTGACTCATATTGGCCGGCGTCCAATCGTAGTTAAGAAACAAAACATTTTGAGCCGCGGTCAATGTAATTCCTGTATTAGCCGAAAGCATACCGCCTAAAAACACTTTAATTTTATCATCTTTCTGAAACGCATCAATAGCTACCATTCTGTCTTGGGCACTAGTAGAGCCAATAATCATAACAGCTTTTTCCTTAAGCTTTTTCTGTAACTCTAACAACGGAGCATTATAAGAACAGAACACCACAACCTTTTGCCCACTCTCAACAATATTTTCTATAATTTCAGTAGCAACAGATTGCTTGCCGATTGTAGATATTTGTCTTAGCTCATTCAGCTTAGCTAGTTTCTCCGCCTGCAAAGTTTTATTAATTTCTTTATCTGTTTTATCTTTTACTTCTTTTAAATATTCTATGAAAGAATTTTCTACTAGATTATAATTCTTCTGAGATTCTTTATCTATCCTAATCGGAATATTAACAAAGTTCTTTTCTGGCAAATCTTTTAGCACATCTTCCTTCTTTATCCTAATAACGTACTTATTAATCCTCTGTCTGAGTTCTTCTAAGTTCGAAGCTCCGCTAACATCTAGGCCCCATGGAGATTGCCAAGCACCACAATATTTTTTAGCATAAGAGTAATAATTATTCCAAGTTATCGGGTCTATGATATTTAATTGAGAAAAAAGTTCTATCGGTCGGTTAAGGATAGGAGTACCACTTAACAATAAAGCTGATGGGATTTTTCTGGAGAGAGCTTTCACTAATTTTGTCCTCATTGCCGTATTATTTTTACAATATTGAGATTCGTCTATGATCAAACAGTCAATCATCACACTACTTAACAATTCAAAATTCTTTTTTAATATTTCGTAATTGATTATTAGAACATCATTCGCTTGGTATTCCTCTAAGGACAGCTTTCCTTTACTCTCCACCACAAAACCTTTCAGTTTAGTCCACTTCTCTGTTTCATTCTTCCACGTATATTTCATTGAAGAAGGACATACAACCAACGTCTTAGCTTTTTTAGTATGAGCGACGTAAGCTAAAGAGCAAAACGTCTTTCCTGTCCCTAAATCTAAGGCCAATAAAGCCCTTCCGTTGCTGTTTATAGCAAACTCTACTGTTAGTTTTTGATATTCGTAAGGAGTTCCTTTTATTCCTTTAACTTCTAAAGTCGATTCCGTCGCTTTCTTTATCTCTTCGGATTTTCTAACAGTTAATTCTTCACCTCTACTATCTAATAAATATCGTTCGTAGTCGTCAGAAACATCTTTTTCAATAACAATATCTGGATACTTGCTCTTTATATCAGCTAATACCGCTATGTTATTAAATCGCCATGCTTTGTCTGAGAATGTGAAGGTCTCCCAGCCAAAAAAAGATTTTAAATGCCTACAATATTCTAAAGTTTTTAAATTAAATTCATAATCTAGGCGATATAAATAATATTTTGTAAGTTCCTTAGTCACTTTCATATTAGTTGTTATTTTTTAAGTGTTAGTTGCTAACTTAATACTATTATATTTATCATTTTTTCTATTATTTTCTATAGCGTCCATTGGCTTTAAATTTTTCAGAGAATTACATTTTTGAAATTCTTTATCTTCATAAGATTTATAATCAAAACTTGAGTCTGGACGAATATGATCTATGCTCCAACAACCTGCCTTATTACCCCAATTATCCCAGTTCATCCACGGTTCAAATAGAGATTCTAAATGTTTTTTTAAATCATCTGGAGTATAGGGTAATATATCTCCGAAAGTAGATTTCCCGCCCTTATTAGACAAACATTTCCTTAATTGTAAATAAACTTTAGTAGAAATTGCTTTTCTTAGTTTATAATGTATATCAATTTTTTTCCTAGTTTTTTCATATATTCTAAAATATGCTCTTGTTTTTTCTATATTAGTTCTTACATATTTTTGATTATATTTTTTTATTTTTTCAGCATTGTTTTTATAATATATTGATTTAGTATTTTTTATTTTTTCAGCATTATTTTTTCTATATTCTTTACCTTTTTCCTTTGTTCTTTCAGTATTATTCATTTTCCAAATTTTTATTGCTCCGTTAACCTTTTCTAAATTATTCTTTCTATATTCTTTCTGACGCTTTAGAATCTTCTCTCTATTGTCCTTATGATATTTCTTTGATTTTTTTTTCAAATGTTTTTTGTTTTTTGTATAATATTTTTTATGATTTTCTTTTTCTCTCTCAGGATTATTTTTTCTCCATTCTTTAGCTTTTTCTTTTTTTATTAATGAATTCTCTAAATAATATTTTGCGTTTTCTTTTGATTCACATTTTTTACATGTGCCACAAAAACCATCTTTGCATGATTTATGTTTTACAAATTCACACAATTTTCTTTTTACGCCACACTTTTTACAAATTTTAGTTTCCATACATTTTTGCTACCACAAAACGCAACTCATTTAATCGGCTATAATCGCGAAACCACGGCCGAAAAACGAATTGCGTTTTGTGGGTTTCGCGATTAATAATGATATAACAAGTATAGCAAAGATATATTTAGTTGTCAAGTTACGCCAGTATTATATTTTGTTTCATATTTTTTTATTCATCAAATTCTTCTTAACTCCCCTGTTATTGTGTTTTTAACAATATAATCTGTTCTGAAGTAATCGTCATCATCATCATGGGGTGTTGATCCTATCCAAACCCTTTGTTCATCTATTATTTCCCATTGTTCTTCCTTCATAATTTTATTTATTAACTAATTAAACTCTTCTTTGATTTGTCGAAGAGATAATCCCTCTTCCTGGAATTTTAAAATTTGTTTGATTTTCTTTGTAGTCTCTACCTCATCATAAATTCTGATACCACCACCAACCATAACGTCAACTGGCTTAATCAATTCAATCGAATCGTAATAAGAAAGTCTTGACTTTGATAGTCCTAGTTTTTTAGCTAGAATACCCAAAGAAATAATTTTGTTTTGTTCAGTCATTTTTATTTTTTTACTATTACCCAATCATTAGCATCCATATCTCCTTGGCTAATGATCCAGCTATTAAATTTATCGCCTGACCTATGGAGTAAAAGCATTTCTTTTTTCATAACTCCATAAATATTTTCGTCTCCCCAGTCTACTCTAGTTATTTTTTCGCCATTCTTTAAAAAGGCAACTGCTGATGGGAAATCTACTCCTTTTTGTTCTTCTTCTTGTACCGGAGTTATTTCCTTTACAGGTACCGGGCTTGATGTTGGTTCTTCCATAATTTTATTTTTAGTTATTAATTTTATACTCATTTAATTTTTACTAGACTGTTCTAATATCCTTC